CTTCTCTTGGTGAGCATGATGAGAACTTCTGTCAACGTCTTGCTGATTGGGCAGATATCATCCGCAAGACTTTCTACGATGGTGGTATCGATGAGTTGATCTCTACCCGTCGCCTGGTCCACATTCTTCGTGCATATTCTATCTTTGGTGACAAGGCAAAAGCGATTCAAGTCTGCCTGAATCGTTTTGATGATGAAACGAAAGAGGCATTCACTAGTCTCTACGATAAAGTTGACAACAATGTGCAGTTTGAGGTAGAATCATGACATCGTGGTCTTTTCTTTATGATGAGATGAATTACAACATTAATGATTTTGATGTGGACATTCCACCCACAGACAGTTCTACAAACATTTTTGAATATGAACCTATTATGAGTTCTTTTGCAGAAGATCGCATCTCTTTTGATGCAAACGTTCCAGATCTTCCCGATGCCCCAAAGAATGAAAATGGATTCTGGAAGTATCATGAGGATGTAATCCTCAAAGAAATTCGTGATTATCTTGGTGGGACATACAATGCCCACTATGCTTCTCCCGAATCTAAGACTCAAACACTTGATCTTATTGAAGGTATTGGTGATGCAGAACCTTTCTGTCGTTCTAATGCTATCAAGTATCTTTCTCGCTTCGGCAAGAAGAATGGGAAATCCAAACAAGATATCCTAAAAGCAATTCACTATTGCATTCTCCTTTATCATTTTGCTGGCCTCTGTAATGAAAACACTCAACCATATGAAACTTTCTGATTCTACTTTGACTCTGCTGAAGAATTTCAGCAATATCAACCAGTCTCTGCTGTTCAAGGAGGGAAACTCTATTCGCACTATTAGTGTGATGAAAAACATTCTTGCCGAGGCAACGATTGATGAGACCTTCCCCAAGGATTTTGGTATCTATGATTTGAATCAATTCCTTAACGGTATGTCTTTGCACCGTAATCCTGATCTTGACTTTGAAAACGATAACTATGTGGTTGTTCGTGAGGATAAGTCTCGTTCTAAGCACTTCTTTGCCGATCCCAACGTCATCATTTCTCCCCCAGACAAGACGCTTACACTGCCCTCTGAGGACGTTCGCTTTGTTCTTAGCACCCAAGACCTTGATCGCCTGCTGAAAGCAGCAGCAGTCTACCAGGTGCCCGATCTGTCTGCCATTGGTGAGGCAGGTGTGGTCAAGCTGGTGGTTCGTGACAAGAAGAATGAAACTTCTAACACTCACGAAATTGTGGTTGGTGAGACCAGTGATACGTTTGAATTCAACTTTAAGGTTGAAAACGTTAAAGTGATTCCTGGTTCTTATGAGGTTGTGGTTTCAAAGTCTGGACTGTCTAAGTTTACTAGCAAAGATCGCAATCTAACTTATTACATTGCTCTGGAACCTGACTTTAAGTATGAGTCGTAAGTACGAGGTGACTTATCGTCTCCCTGGTTCTTCCAAGTATCATAAAAAGATTGTTGAGGCAGATTACCAATGGGAGGCGAAAAGAATTTTTGAGGCAGAAATGCCATCTGCCAAAGTTTGTGGTAACCCTCGCTATATTTAATGATGAAAGGTGATTTTCTCTGGGTCGAAAAATATCGACCAAAATCTGTGAATGAATGCATTCTCCCAGAATCTATCAAGAAAACATTTCAAGAGTTTGTTGATAGTGGGGAGATTCCTAACCTGCTTCTAGCAGGACCAGCAGGTGTTGGCAAGACAACCATTGCTCGCGCCCTTTGTGAACAACTTGGTTGTGATTATATTGTTATCAATGGATCTGACGAAGGACGATTTCTGGACACGGTACGGAACCAAGCAAAGAATTTTGCATCGACCGTCTCACTTCAAGCAACTGGTAAACATAAAGTCATCATCATTGATGAGGCTGATAACACAACCCACGATGTACAACTCCTCTTACGGGCAAATATTGAGGCATTTTATAACAACTGCCGATTCATCTTCACCTGTAACTACAAAAACAAGATCATTGAACCTCTTCACTCTCGATGTGCAGTCGTCGAGTTTGGACTTACAAACAAGCAGCGACCAGCAATTGCAGCAAAGTTCTTCCAAAGACTCAAGGGAATCTTGGATCAAGAGACTGTCGAGTATGATGAAAAGGTATTGGTACAGCTGATCAATAAGCACTTTCCAGATTGGCGTCGTGTTCTAAACGAGTGTCAACGATATTCTGCTGGTGGTGCTATTGACACTGCAATCCTTGCACAATTCAGTGATGTTAAAGTCAACGAACTTATCAAGAATCTCAAAGAAAAGAATTTTACCGAAGTTCGGAAGTGGGTGGTGGCTAACCTGGATAATGATTCTGGCGTGTTGCTTCGCCGTATTTACGATGCTTTGGTTGATGCCCTTGAGAACCCTAGCATTCCTGCTGCTGTGCTCATTATTGCTAAATATCAGTACCAACTTGCATTCGTAGCAGATCAAGAAATCAATCTTCTAGCAGCACTAACTGAGATCATTGTGGAGTGTGAATTCAAATGAAACCTCATAGATTAAAAGGACTAGCAAGTGAGAGAGCATTTGAAGCTCAGTATTATGAAATGATTGATGATGAAAAGTATTCTCTCATTTCACCAACTTTAGATACTGGATGGGATTATATGATCGCTTCTACAGGCATCAAAATTCAAGTCAAACGACATTGCCCGTGCGATAAAAAATATAATCCATTTAATTTGGATTTGCGAAGAAAGCGTAATAAGGGAACTGGTAATTATACTGGTACAGAGTTTGATTACCTTGCTATTCATGATACTGACGCTGGAGAGTTTATTATTACACACGTTTCAAATTTAATGAAAGATGGTAAAATGAAACAAAGCGTGGGTATTCGTTCACTCAAGAACGAAGGTTTTAAAATTTTATGTGGAGTGTGAATTCAAATGAAAAAGTATCTGTTTCTCCTTGGTGGTCTAACTCTGCTCACCACACCTGCTAACGCAATTACTTGGAAGGAATTCTGGGAACCGTTTGATGGTAATCATTCCCATAATTATCATTATCATTATGATGGAGGACATCATCGTCCTAGTGTATGCCATAAACATTTTCACTCCCATGAGAGATCTGGTATCATTCATGAGCATAGACACTGCCATGGAAACGGTTACAGTCACCATGGTGAAGATGATAGACATCCCGTTTATACAACACCTGGTAAATATTATTTTTGATTATGAAGTCATTGAAGACGCCTTTAAGGTATCCTGGCGGCAAGTCCCGTGCTTGCACCAAAATGGATCAGTATTTTCCTGATCTCAGAAACTACGATGAATATCGTGAACCGTTTCTTGGTGGTGGCAGTGTTGCTCTGCACATAACTAAGAAGTATCCAAACATCAAAGTTTGGGTGAATGATCTTTATGGTCCTCTTTACAACTTTTGGATTCAGTTGAGGGACAACGCTGATGAAATTACGCGACAACTCCAAGAACTCAAATCACGATACCCAGATCGAGGATCTGCCCGTGGGTTATTTTTGGAGGCTAAGGACTTTCTTGACAACACTGGTGACGCCCCAGAAATCAGATCCTCCTTGCACGGGGAGCGTGAACCTGTTTATTCTGCCGTTGCTTTTTACGTTGTTAACAAGTGCTCTTTTTCTGGTCTCACTGAGTCCTCATCCTTTTCTGCCCAAGCATCTGATTCAAACTTCTCGATGCGAGGCATCCTGAAACTTCCTGAATATTCTAAACTAATCCAGAACTGGACTATTACAAATTACTCTTACGAGATGATGCTAGAAACGTCTCCAAGGACGTTTATCTATCTTGATCCCCCATACGACATCAAAGACAATCTTTATGGTCGTAAGGGAGATATGCACAAGAGATTCGATCATGATCTATTTGCCAAACGCATGGACTTCACTGATGCCCACTGCATGGTGAGTTACAATTCAGATCAACTAGTAAAAGATCGTTTTAAGGGTTGGAATGCTGGTGAGTTTGATTTGACCTACACCATGCGATCTGTTGGTGAATATATGCGTGAACAAAAAGAACGTAAAGAACTTGTGTTGATGAATTATGAGACGGAGAAAACTGTGGAGAATCTGGGCGAAGGCACTGGGAGAGAAGCAGGGGTCCAATGATAGAGAGGCAGATACTATTGCTCGCATACGCACCCTTATTTTTGTGTCTTACTTGGTTACCAACATTTTTATTATTAGTGGAGTGATTAGACATTGGAATTAAAAGACTGGCTCAACTCTGTTAACTATACAAAAGAAGATATCAGCACAGAAGAAACGATTAAGTCTTACCCTCCATATATCGTTAATCGTTGTCTGTCTGGTCACATGGATTGCATCATGTTTGCTAATGAGATGAACCTAAATCATCAGTTAGACAAGGATATGCAATATCAATTTTATCTAAATAGTCTCAGGAAAAGGAAGAGATTTTCTCCTTGGATTAAAAAAGATAAAGTTCAAAATCTAGATATTGTAAAACAATATTATGGATATAGTAATGAGAAAGCATCTCAGGCACTAAGGATTTTATCAAAATCACAACTCGATTACATTCGACAACGACTTGATACTGGAGGAACAAAATGAGTAATGTGAGGGAACCTGAGGTTAAATGGTCACAAAACCAGATGATTGAAGTGAGGTTGAGAGAACCTGATGATTTTCTTAAAGTCAGAGAGACTCTTACTAGAATTGGTGTAGCATCTCGTAAAGAGAAGAAATTATATCAATCATGTCATATTTTACATAAGCAAGGTCGATATTTTATCGTTCATTTCAAGGAACTGTTTGCTCTTGATGGTAAACATGCTAACTTGACACCCAACGATGTTCAACGTCGTAATAGAATTTCTCAGTTGTTGTCTGATTGGGGACTCATTGAGGTAGTCAACGCCGAGACTATTACTGAGATCGCTCCTCTGAATCAAATCAAGGTCCTCTCCTTCAAAGAGAAGAATGAATGGACACTTGAAACAAAATATAACATTGGTAAAAAGAAGACACAAGAGTCCTAAATAGAACGTCGCTTTCGTGCGCGACACGCTACAAAAGGAATATACGCTACAAGAGAGGGTTGACCACCCTCTCTTTTTTTGCTATAATATGAGCAAGTCAGTCAAGCGGAAGCTGCCACTGACCTAAAAGCAAACTTGCTCTTTAATTATGTCTAATTTTCGTAAACTGCCGACAGCATCTTCTTGTCCTGATGTTGATTGGTTTAAGGACCTTCCTCTTCCTAAGGGACGGACCTTTGTATGCACTGGTCGTGAAAAGATCAAACTCGATCAAATCGAACGAACTAATGCAGAAGGACAAGTTGTAAATATTGCGCGTGAGCTTGGGACGAACAAAGAGAACGTTCAAGACTTGGCCAATAATATCAAGATTAACGGAGTTCTTCTTGATGCTCAACCTCCATTTGTGGGAACTAATTTTCAACTCTTTGATGGGTTTACTCGCACTGAGGCAATCATCGGTATGGGTTTGGAGTATTGGGTATTCAACATTGTAGAACCGAAGGAAGGTTTTACTTGGAGTGATGTGTGGGATGAGATTGGTCTTGGTGCCAATAACCATCCACCCAGTAAGTCTGCCACTCGTGGAGATTTTAGTAAAGCACTTGCACGTTGGGTTGCTATTCAAGAACAAGAACCTACTCAGGGACAATGTGTTGATTGGATCAACAACATTCCACATTCTTTCTCACAAGAGATTGTAACCAACATTGCTGAAAAGGTGTTGAAGACTCAACGTGCTGTTAATACAGTTGAATCTGTTGATAGTAAAGGTGTCGTTTCAAAGGTTCGCCAAGAAATGGATACACTTACAAATCGTGTAGATATCATTCCCTTTAATGTAAGTGGTAATACCACTTATTTTAAAAGAGCTGCTTTTGATGTTCTTGAATCAATTTCAAATCCCAAAAAGGATATGAGGATTGGTGTTGGATATACCAAAGATATTCCCGCAGAAGAGATGAATGCAGTTCGTGAGGAAGGTTTGAGGAAAATTGAAGAAATCAATGATTTGTTTGAGGCGGCATTTCAAGTCCGTATGAAGAGGGGTGCTAATTTCAAACTTCTAGATATCAATTATATGATGCCTCAAATTATTGACGTTGAGACATCTTTGATTCCTGTTCAACGTGATCATACTATTACCACTAAGTCTGGTAAAGCACGGATGATAACCGAATAAAAAGATACGGGGTTCACCACCCCGTTTTTTTATGTTTCTTGTATAATTAGTAGTGGATGCCGAAAGGGTCCACACAACACAAACTCGCTTTTACAAGGAGCTACCATAATGAACATCCAGCGTTATACCGCTGCGGATCTTAATACCTTGATGGATAAGATTACCCGCAACAGCATTGGAATGGATGAGTATTTTGATCGTCTATTCAAACTTCATGAAACTCAAACAAACTATCCACCTTACAACCTGATTCAGGTAAATAATGTAGAATCACATTTAGAGATTGCATTAGCAGGTTTTAAAAAAGGAGAGGTCAATGTTTTCACGGAGTATGGAAAACTTTTTGTCGAAGGGCAACGGGAGGACACCGAATCCGAGAAGACGTTTGTCTACAAGGGACTGGCTCAAAGAAGTTTTCAACGAGCGTGGACTTTATCCGACGACAC